GAATTGTTTGGCAGTAAAATCGCCGAACACTGGGAATCATTGGTCGTTAAATGCCCTTGGAAACTTGGAGCACAACAGAAAATGATCAAGTATTCAGTAGGTCAGGGAATGGGAACCAAAGGTTCTTTCCAAATCGCATCACTCACTTCGATGTTGCTTATAAAGTACATCTACGTGACGAAATACGGTGAGAAATTATCTCAGTTCAAATATCCACGATCCGCAGTCGGAGACGATCTTTTCGCCTTCGATCCAAAAGGAGCCATTCCAGAACTTTTTAAGGTTCTTGGGGTTCCAGTGAATCATAAGAAGTCCAAGATAGCAACCGAAAATAATTTGGTCTGCGAATACGTCTCTAGAAACATAAATTATGGTCTGGACGTCTCAAGGGTTTCTGCTAAATTGTGCCTTTCCATCAGGGATAACCTGTTGGCGGTCAAATCGTTGCTTCTTCACCTTGAAGAACGCGGTGCCATTATTAATGTAACCAGACTCTTCCGCGACTTAATGTCTCTCACGAGACAGAGTGGTTCATCGAGATTTAAACCTTGGGAATTCACTATGTTTTGGAAATCACTAATCTGTCATAAGGTGTTATATGATGATACACACTCACTGGTATTAGCATCCGCACTTAAATGTTTTCTTCAGGAAGAAACCCTTTTGAATGAAGAAGAGATCGAGTTTTACCACTTGGTTACCGATTCTGAGGAGTACTGGTACTGTCTTCTAAGTAGCTCTATATTAGAGTCAAAGAGGGCCATTGACGCAATATCCAACGAGATCGATATTCCAGATTCTGAGCTAACCGATATGGATTTAGCTATTGTGAACTGGTATGTGAGTAAATCGACGAGTGATAAAAGTATTCCTAGTTTTTGCTGGGAGTCACTAGATCCTTCTAAGAGTTATGGGGAAATCATCCTTAAACTAAGAGAAGCAAGATTGAAGTGTACTACACGCCTCTCTTTCGAGATCGGTGCTGGGTTAAACACAACTTTCTTTGATCGTGAATTGCATAGTTACAGAAACTCTAGTATAGGTGAGGACGCATTTAATAGCATCTTTTCCAAGTACATGAGGACTCTTGTTAAAGAGCTCGAAGACGTAACTAAAGAATTCGGACTTATACCCAATAGTGAAGAAATTCACGAAGGGGTACCTAAGTTTCGTTTACAACACGCTCTAAAAGTGGCAACCTCTTACGAGGACCTCTCAGATCTACAATCATTCTATGTGAAGTTTTCCTTCCAAAAGAAAATGATAACTGATGATGTTATTAAGCATTACTGCTTAACTGTAGAAGAGCGGATTGATCCGGTATCTCAGGAACAAATTCCTGAGTTGACTGATGATTCTTCTGCACCTTGTTAAAGGTGCTACAACTCATCAGAGGGCTCTATACAGAGCCCGAGTTTACTAGAGCTTGATCTATCTACCAAACCAGGTAGGGGAAGGAAAAGCTAGAGTAGGCGGGAACACCAAACA